AGCGACGGAATCGGCTTTGTTAACGACAACCCTATGCAAGAATATACTTGCAAAGCGGATGCAGCGGTAACACAAGCTAGTCTTTTACACACTTTTAATCCAAATGATGGAGCAACTGTCGGTACTTCTAGTAACGGTCAATCGACTGTCACGTTAGATATTACTGGATCAGCGGCTACTTCAATGTTTAGAATTGTTAGAACGGCAAACGATCCGGCAAACGACGACAATGCTTCGGCTAATTCGAACGTAGTAGTTCAAATTTCGCCAGCAGCGTCAATTTCTAACTAATAGGAGCAATTAACTATGGCAATATCAAGAGCACAACTAGTTAAAGAACTAGAGCCTGGTCTAAATGCACTATTTGGACTAGAGTACAAACAATATGGCGAGCAGTGGGCAGAAATTTTTGACACTGAAACATCAGACAGAGCTTTCGAAGAGGAAGTAATGTTAGCTGGTTTCGCAAACGCATCAGTCAAACCTGAAGGTCAAGGCGTTCAGTTTGATCAAGCGCAAGAAACTTTCACAGCTCGTTACACTAACGAAACGGTTGCATTAGCATTCGCTATCACAGAAGAAGCTATCGAAGATAACTTGTATGACAGACTTGCGTCTAGATATACAAAAGCGTTAGCAAGATCTATGGCGTCTACTAAGAATATCAAAGGTGCAGCGGTGCTTAACAATGCATTTGATTCAAACTTCGCTGGTGGAGATGGTAAAGAGCTTTGCGCTACTGACCACCCAACATTAGCTGGTACATTATCAAATGAGTTAACAACACCCGCTGAACTTAACGAAACTTCATTAGAACAGTCGTTGATTGACATCGCGGCATTTACTGATGAAAGAGGCCTAAAAATCGCAGCGCAAGGAGTAAGATTAATAATCCCTTCAGCGTTAAGATTTACTGCTGACAGACTTATGAATTCTGCTGGTAGAGTAGGTACTGCGGACAATGACATTAACGCAATCAGAAATATGGGAATGATCTCTGGTGGATATGTAGTAAACAACTACTTAACTGCTGCGAAGAAATTCTTTATTAAAACTGATGTGCCTAATGGCTTGAAGCATTTCAATAGATCACCTATCAAAACTTCAATGGAAGGTGACTTTGATACTGGAAACGTAAGATACAAAGCTAGAGAGAGATACGTATTTGGATTCTCTGACCCTAGAGGTATCTTCGGATCTAACGCAACATAATAAAAAGATATTAAAGGGCCGATCTTGTATCGGCCCTTTTTTTATAGTAAGGTGTGAATATGAAAAACTTCCGAGTACAAATCCGTGCGTATGGTTATTATGCAGACTTCCAAATATCATCAGAAGATGGCCCAATATCTATAGAAAATGCTATAGTTGACAAACTGGGAAAAGGTGATATAAAATGGGAAGATGAAGGGTTTTATAGTCCTTCACGAAACTATATAACCTATGAGGAGGTTATAAATGGAGGAGATGATGCAACATCTACAAGACCTTTACACGAAGAAGAGGGGTCTGGATCTAGAATGGGAGCAGGAGCATCTTAAAGAGGGTAGATATACTCTCAATATGGTTAAGATCGATAGAAAAGTTAGAGAAGTTCTTACCCACATAAGAGCAGCAGAAGCAAAAAAAGCTCATATGGAAAATAAAGTTGAGGATGCGGCTCCACAAGTTTCAGTAGCTACTTAATAAAAAGCTACATCGTTGAATAAAATCAATTCACATTACAGGCTCTCTTGCGCTCTAATTAAATGTGTTGTATAAAAGACACACTATACAATTAATTAGAATACTGACGAGTATAGTCGACGGCCTAGAGACAGTATTCAGAAACTAGGAGGATATAATTATGGCACAAACTACGTTTTCAGGACCAATATTAGCTGGTACTATTAAAAATACTACAGGTACTACAGTTGGAACTGATATGAAAAACACAGGTCAAGTTGTAATGGCACAAACTTTTGCAATTGATCTTTCAAGCGGAGCAATCGCAGCTCAAGCATCGGATGTAATAATTCCAGCAAATTCACAAATCATTGATTGTATTTTTGATGTTATTACAGCAGCAAACACTTCTACTAACATTAGTGTTGGTTTTGTTGGTGGCTCAGCTACTGCTCTTGTAAACGCTCATACAATCGGAACAACTGCAGGTAGACAATACCCAACAACAACCGCTGGTGGAGCATTAGCTTGGGAAGATATTGGAACATCTGATCAAAGAATTAATTTTACTAATTCTGCAGCAACAAATGCAGGTGAAGTTAGAATTACGATTACGTATCAGCAAAACAATAACTTAGCATAATAATTTAGTGTGGGCTCCGGCCCACACATAATTTAAGGAGAAACAATGTCATCATACTCAAGTGATCAACAGGTAGCCAACGCTACAGCCGATGCTCAAATGGTTCCTACAACTCAACGAGCTAGGTTAACAGGAATACAAGCAGAGGGAGCTTCTGGATCTAAAATAATTTTTAAATCTGGTGGGGCTTCTGGAACTGCAATAGCTACGTTTGAGTTTGGATCTGAAGGAATAGATTTTTATGTTCCTGGTTCTGGAATTCTATTTGAAGAAGGAATTTATTTAGATCTAACAGCCACACCAAGTGTTACTATAACATTTACGTAGGAGTAAATTGTGGCTACTATAACTTACAAAGTAACCGTAGCAACGGGGACAACACAATACGGAACTGGTAATAGATTTTATATTAACGGTGAGCTAGCTCCTGTTTTGTATTTACAAGAAGGTAATACCTATATATTTGATCAATCTGATTCTAGTAATGCCTCTGGTGGTGTTCATCAAATTGCTTTTTCTAGAAATCCAAATAATAGTCCAGTAGCTGCTTACACATCGGGTGTTACATCTACAGGGACACCAGGAAGTTCAGGAGCACAAACAACATTTAATGTTGCACCTGTAAGAACTACAGGCGCGCCTTTATTATTTTATTACTGCACAAATCACAGTGGTATGGGTAATACTGCACAAACTATTTCACCAACATCTGAAGAGACACAATTTAATCCTCAAATAGATGATATCATAGAAGAAGCATTTGAAAGAACAGGTGTTAAAAGTGCGAGAACAGGATATATGTTAAGATCTGCAAGAAGATCTTTAAATATTATGTTTCAAGAGTGGGCAAATAGAGGTGTTCATTTATGGAAAGTAAAACTTGCAAAAGTTCCTTTAGTAGAAGGTCAAGCAGAATATAATTTTGCTTCTGATTCTGCAAATTTTCCTGATGATATAGATTCAGTTTTAGAGGCTTACTATAGAGATAATAGCAGTCCTACTGCACCAGAGGACATCGCTCTTACAAAAATAGATAGATCACAATATTCACAGACACCAAACAAATTAGCTAAAGGCACACCATCACAATATTATGTAGAACGAAAATTAAATCCAAGTATATTTTTATACACGACACCAAGTTCAAGTGTATCAAGCACGACAACTCCAAGTAGTTTTCAATTTTGTTTTTATTATTTAGCTAAAATTCAAGATGCAGGTTCTTATAATTTTACAACAGATATTGTTAATAGATTTTATCCTTGCATGATGTCTGGTCTTGCATATTATTTAAGTCAAAAATATTCACCAGCTATGAGTCAAGAATTGGAGAGAAGATATGAAAGTGAATTATTAAGAGCACTTGATGCAGATAATCAAGGCACTTCTACTTTTATTTCACCACAAACATTTTATGGAGATGGAGTATAATGGGTAAATACGCATCAGGTAAACATGCTTTAGCAATTTCTGACAGATCAGGTATGGCGTTTCCATATGATGAGATGGTTAGAGAATGGAATGGATTTTTAGTTCATACTTCCGAGTATGAACCAAAACAGCCTCAACTACAACCAAAACCAGTTGGATCTGATCCACAAGCTTTATATAATCCAAGACCACAACCTGCATCAAAAACAAGTTTAATTCT